CCTGAACTAGGCATTGCAAGTATTAATCCTACAGAAATTGTTGACGCCACAGAGATATGGGTATTCAATACCAAGAACAGAAAAATTGGTGTATACAAAGTAGGTGGACTACACATGGGCCTCAATGTTAAAGGCACAACTATACAACAATTTGATGAAGGTAAAAGTTTACAGAAAACTTTGCGTAAACCAGCAGAGCAATTAAAATTGTTTAAGGGCAATGCTAAAACAAAATATCAAAAAGCATTTGATGAGATAAAAACCACTGACACTAAATTAAATGGTAGAATCAACAACCATATAATCATTCTCAAGGCGTTCTAGCCTTAAAAAGTGATAAATAGTGTTATGCCAAAAGATCAAATAGGATATTCAAGTAGAGACGATTTAATTTCAGAAATTAGATTGCGTCTTGCAGACGGTATAGTTGATGTAGAACTTGACCGAGAACACTATGACGTTGCTGTAGATAAAGCAATAGCACGTTACAGACAACTCAGTGCAGGCAGTGTTGAAGAAAGCATAATGTTTTTACAGACACAACCTGACACACAGGACTATACGTTGCCTAACGAAGTACAAGAAGTTAGACGTTTGTACCGTAGAGGTGTTGGTAGTAGCTCAGGTTCAGGTGTTAACTTTGATCCTTTTGATGTGGCATTCAATAATATGTATCTGTTAAATGCAGGCCAAATAGGTGGACTTGCAACATTTGATGCATTCTCTCAATACAAAGAAACCATTGGTAGAATATTTGGTAGTGAATACAATTTTATCTGGAACAGAAACACTAAGCAATTGAAAATTTTACGTAACGTAAAAACAGATGAAGAAATTGCTGTAGGTGTGTATAATTTTATTCCAGAGAACATTTTATTAGGCGATGTATATGCAAGTAATTGGCTTGGTTCATATGCTCTTGCTCAATCTAAAATGATACTTGGTGAGGCAAGAAGTAAGTATACAGGTGGCCTTCCAGGTGCAGGTGGTGCAATTCAGTTAAATGGTGACACATTAAAAACAGAAGGTGCAACCGAAATAGAAGGATTACTCCAAAGTCTACATAATATGGAAGAAGGTAATACTCCGTTAGGATTTGTAATAGGTTAAAATATGATTATAGGCATTGTTGGTTTCATAGGCAGTGGCAAAGACACAGTAGCAAAAATGTTTGTAGAAAGAGGCTGTAGGCAAGATAGTTTTGCCGCACCCCTTAAAGATATGTGTTCTACAGTTTTTGGTTGGCCTAGAGATTTAGTCGAAGGTGATACCGTTGAAAGCAGAGACTTTCGCGAAACACCAGATTTATATTGGAGCAATAGACTAGGTGTGCCTAATTTTACACCACGTTTAGCATTACAATTAATGGGTACTGAAGTTATGCGTAACCATTTCCATGAGGATATTTGGTTAAGCAGTTTAGAATACAGAATAATGCAACTTGAAAAAACTGCACCGTGTACTGTAATCAGTGATGCACGTTTTACAAACGAACTAGATCTTATCAAAGGCATGGGCGGAAAAATTATTTGGGTACAACGTGGTGAGTTACCTGAATGGTTTGAAACAGCATCTAAGGCAAGCACTAATGTTGTTAGCAGACGCTTAATGGAAACCACATACAAAGACGTTCATGAGAGTGAATGGAATTGGGCAGGCTATCCAGTAGACTACATTATTAACAACGATGGTAGTTTAGATGACTTACAAAAGCAAGTTGAAGACATAAGAGACTGGGATACCGGCGAATTTAGGCATCTAAAGTCAGTTTAATACCACCTAATACCACCTAATACCACTCAATACTTTCTAAAACGCCATAATATTTGCTATTTTTCATAAATAGTAATAACCATTTAACATTAAATTGGGAGAATATTATGGCAGAATTAGTATCACCAGGTGTTAGTATAGAACTCAGTAATGAAAGTTTTTATGCTACTGCTGGAACAGGAACGGTGCCTTTAGTTGTTATTGCAACAGCCAAAGATAAGCCTTCACCAGCAGGCGGTACTGCGGCGTTTACAACGGATGCAGTAGCAGGAAACGTAAAACTTATCACTAGTCAAAGAGAATTACTTTCTAACTATGGTAATCCAAGTTTCAAAACATTAGGGGGAACTCCTCTACACGGCGACGAGCGTAATGAATACGGTCTTCAAGCCGCTTATAGTTTTTTAGGCATCGCTAATAGAGCATACGTTCTAAGAGCGGATGTTGATTTAGACGCATTAAATCCAAGTGCCGCGGCACCAACTGCAAAACCATCAAACGGTTCATACTGGTTAGATTCAGATGACACAGTTTGGGGTCTTAAGAGATGGGGCGGAGCAGGTACTGGCTGGGTTAAGCAATCAGTATTGATTCCTGGTGCAAATGACGTTGACGGTTCTAACGTACCTTTAACATCATTTGGACAAAACGGTCAATATTGTGTTGTCTTTGTAAGCAATACAGGCGCAACAGTAACAACAGGCATTAAACTTTATCAAAAGATTTCAAGTGCATGGTTGTTAATTGACAACAACGGCACATTTGGAAGCTCACATGATTTCCAAGTTGGCCCTCACACAACTATTCCAACTGTTCAAAGTGGTGGTGGTGCATTGTCAGTAGGTGATTTATTCCTACAACTATCAAAGCAAAATAACGGTTCAGATGTTATTTTGAAAAGATATGACGCATCAGCAGGACAATTTGTTTCAGAAAATATTGTTGGAAAAGTTAATTCATATGAAGCATATGGTGCTTATCCTTCTGTAAAAGCAGGAGATATTTGGGTTGATTACGACAAAGAAGTTGCTAACATCTCAATTAAGAGACACAATGGTGCAAGTAACTTAGTTGCTGACACTTCAGCATCACTATCAGGTCAAACATGGTCCGCAACACAACACGTAAGTGGTTCTACAGCATTTGAAATTGTTGTAAACGACAACGACGTTGTAAACGGTTCAGTAAACGGCGTGATTCCTGTTACATTATTTGGTAAAGACAGCGATTCAGATGGTAATTTAACACTTAGTGATGTTATCACAGGTATCCAAGATGCTATTAGTGTTGCAACTCCAGCTCAAACAGGTTCAGACTTATTATCAGTTGCTAACGTTGCAGGACGTATTGCAATTACAGTAAGCGGCGGTAAAGATATTAGAATCCAAAACGGTTCTTTAGGTAATGGATTTAACCCATTAACAGAATTAGGATTTGACGCTCATTACAGTAATTGGGAAATACCTACATTTACTGCAAGTGCAAATGAAATCACAGGTAGTTTAGCAAATGGTACATTATGGTACGATAGTTCAGTAAGTAATTCCTCTATTGATATTTTATATAACAATGCAGGTACTTGGGCTACTTATCCATATGATGTTAACATTGCGGCTAGTGAGCCAAGTACACAAAGAGATGGCACAAGTGCATTAGTAGATGGCGATTTATGGATCAGCAGTGCTGACTTAGAAAACTATCCACGTATTTACAAGAGATCAAGCGGTGCTTGGGTACTTGTTGATAGTGCAGATCAAGACAGCGGTGATGGTATTGTATTCGCAGACTTCAGAGAAGCACCTGGATCAGCAACATTAGATGCAGACGCTCCTCAAGCAAGTCTTTATCCATATGATATCCTAGCATGGAACAAGAGATTCTCAGGCGGTAACGTCAAGCAATGGACTCTTGCTCACAAAGTAGGTAATACATTAATTGGTAACAGATGGGTAGATTACAGTGGTAATAAAGATGACGGTTCACCTTACTTGCTTAGAAAAGCACAAAGAAGAGCAGTTGTTAAAGGATTACAAGCAGTAATTAATTCTAATCAAGATATCAGAAATGAGTCTAATAGATTTAACTTGATTGCATGTCCTGGTTATCCAGAGCTTATGGATGAGATGGTAAGTTTAAGCGGAAACAGAAAAGAAACAGCATTTGTTATTGCTGATGCTCCGTTAAGACTTAAAGCAGACGCAACAAGCACAGCGGCTTGGGCAACAAATGCAAACAATGCTACTTCAAACGGTGAAGATGGATTGGTTTCAAACTTTGATTATGCGGCTGTTTACTATCCACATGGTAAAACAAGTGACTTAGCAGGTAATGACATTGTTGTTCCAGCATCACATATTGCATTAAGAACTATTGCGTTTAACGACCAGGTTGCTTTCCCATGGTTTGCACCGGCTGGTTTCCAACGTGGTGTTGTAAGTAATGCAAGTGGCGTAGGTTACATTGATCCAGATTCAGGCGAATTTAAGGCTGTGAGTCTAAGTGAAGGTCAAAGAGATGGTCTATACATTAATAGAATCAACCCAATAGCACAGTTCCCAGGTAGAGGACTTGCTATATTTGGTCAAAAAACTCTTTCAGGTTCTGCAAGTGCATTGGATAGAGTTAACGTGGCTAGATTGGTTGTTTATCTCAGAGAAAGACTTGACGATATAGTTAAGCCATTCTTATTTGAACCAAACGATGAAATTACACGTCAGAATGCTAAAGTATTAGTTGATAGATTCTTAGGTAATCTTGTATCACAACGTGGTCTATATGACTTTGTAACAGTTTGTGATAGCTCAAACAATACACCAGCAAGGATTGATAGAAATGAACTTTACATTGACATTGCTATACAGCCAGTCAAAGCAGTTGAGTTTATTTACATTCCGATTCGTGTACAAAACACATTGGGTCAAACCAACTAAGTTATTCAATAACTTGATAAAGGGCGGTTTATCCGCCCTTTTTATTGGCTGAATTAAGTACAGAGTTAATGATTTTGACCCAAATATGATAAATATTCGTATATAATTAAAGTTCGTAGGAGAACACAATGGCAGATGAA